GGCCGTGTCTCAGGATCAGACGAAGAACACCATGAAGTTATTCCCGTCGCTGATTAGCCCCGAGGCCCGCAAGCACTACGGGATCCAGGTTGGCAAGCTGAATGTGTGGGGCGATGGTGATTCGCGCCAGATTGAGGCCGTCACGGCGTCGGTTATGGCGATTGAGGGCGGCCGTCCTACGCAGATCATCCGCAATGAGACGCAGAACTGGAACTCATCCAACGGCGGTCACGATATGGCCGGCGCGATTGAGGGTAACGCGGCTAAGTCTGCGATTGATTCCCCGGCTCGGATGCTTGACATCTGTAACGCTTACCGTCCGGGCGAGGATTCGGTCGGGCAGCGTGCGCGTGAGGCGTATGAGTCAACGGTGGGAGTGGATGCCGAGTTTGCGGACTTCGGCGTCATGTACGACTCGCTTGAGGCCCCGCCTGAGGCGGGGCTCACTCTCACTGCCGCCCCGTCTGTGGTTGAGGCTGTGCGCGGTGACGCTATTTGGCTGGACGCTCACGGGCGTATCAAGAACTCCATTGCCAACCCCGCCAACTCTCCGAGTGAGTCGCGGCGTAAGTGGTACAACCAGATCACCGCGGCCGAGGATTCATGGACGGAGCCGCTGGAGTTCGACCCGCTCAAGGATATTGAGAAAACGGTTGAGCCTGGCGAGGAAATCACGATGTTCCTTGACTGCTCCAAGTCTGACGATGCTACGGCCCTTGTTGGTACGCGCCTCTCTGACGGTCACGTGTTCACGTTGGGCATGTGGCAGCGTCCGCCCGGTAAGCGCGGGGACGGCTGGCTGGCTCCCCGGGAAAAGGTGGACGAGGTTGTCAAGGAGACGTTCACCAAGTATTCGGTGGCCGGGTTCTTCGGCGACCCGTCACACACGGTTGATGACGAAACCATGGACCGCTACTGGGATCCGCTGTTTGACGAGTGGCATCTGCGCTACAGGCACAAGTTGAAAGTCTGGGCGTCCGGCACTAAGGGCGGCAAGGGGCATTCGGTGATGTTCGACATGTCGGCGCGGGATAACGCTAAGGCGTTTGCGTCGGCGGTCGGATTCACGTTGGAAGAGATCAAGTCAGCGGCCTTCACGTGGGACGGCGATGCACGTCTACGCCGTCACGTCCTCAATGCCCGCCGCTACCCGGTCCAAGGCTTTGTTTCCATCGCCAAGGACAACCGGGAATCGAAGAACAAGATCGACCTTGCAATCTGCATGGTCGGTGCACGGCTGGTCCGCCGGCTCATTTTGAACAACGGAAAGAAGCGAGGTGGCCGGGTATGGTGATGAAACCTAACGCCGTAGTTGAACTGGTCAACGACGTTCTCCTGCCGAAGTATCAGAGCGAGCGGCAACGGCTCGACGAAGTCGATTCCTGGTATCGCTGGTCCCCGGATAAGGTCAAGACTTCCAACTCTGCGGACAAGGAACTCAAGGATCTCGCTGACATCTCCGAGGCGCCTTGGCTCGGTTTGATCGTGACGACTCTGGCGCAGCAACTCCATGCTGAATCCGTGCGCTCGGCTGAGCGTGACACGGCCAAGCTTTGGGTGCCTTGGCAGCGGAACCGCATGAACGCCAAGCAGAAGCCGCTCTACCGCGCCGCGCTGGCTTACGGGCAGGCGTTCACGACGGTCATTCCGGGCGATACTGGCGCCGTGATTCGCGGGATTAGTCCCCGCGACATGGTTGCCGTTTATCAGGATCCGGCTGAGGATGAGTTCCCGATGTACTCGCTGCGGGTGCAGGGCTCCCACTACCGGGTGCTTGATGAGGAAGCCGAGTACTGGCTGACTCTTGAGCATGGCAAGCTGACATTCATTGAGCCCCGGATCCATGAAGTCGGCGTCACTCCTGTTGTGCGCTACACGAATCAGATGGACCTTGAGGGCCGCACGCCGGGCGAGGTTGAGCCGTTCATCCCACTAGGGAAGCGGATCAATAAGACCTCCTACGACCGTCTCCTGACTCAGCATTTCAACTCATGGAAGATCCGCACGGCAACCGGGCTTGATATGCCGGATGACCCTGCAGAGCGCGCACGAATCAAGATGCTACTTCGCCAGCAGGACATCCTTACCGGCGAGGAGGGCGTCGAGTTCGGCACTCTTGATGAGACGTCGATTGATGGCTTCATCAAGGCGCACGAGTCGGACCTCGAAACCCTGGCCGCCGTCTCCCAGACGCCTTCACACGGCATCACGGGCAAGATGGTGAACCTGTCCGCCGAGGCCCTGGTTGAAGCACGCTCCATGCTCGACCTTAAGGCGGGCGAACGCAAGGTGTCGTTCGGCGATTCCGATTGCCAGACACTCCGGCTCGCCTCGCACATTGAGGGCCGGGCGGAGGACGCTGCGGACTTCACGCTGTCTATGCAGTGGGCGGACCTTGAATCGCGCTCGATGGCTCAGGCTGCGGATGCGCTGGGCAAGATGGCGACCATGCTGGGTATCCCCGTTGAAATGCTCTGGGAGCGGATCCCGAACGTTGACGAGGAAACGGTGAAGCGGTGGATCAAGTACAAGCTTGAGAATCCTTCCGCCGAGGCACAACTCGCTAGCGCTCTGAATACGCAATCCAATGGCGTCAACGGCTGAGGGCCAGGCGCTTACTGAGGCTAACCGCGCAGGACAGTTGACCATCGCCGCCCGTGCGGTGGTGGTATCGCAGGCGCTATGGGGCCAGATTGACCCTACCGACATTGACCGGTCACTCGTCCGGTGGATGCCGGCGCAGCTTGCCACGTTCCAGCGGTTCTACGCGGAGTCTCAGGCGCTCACGGAGTCTTACCTGTCCGAGTATCGCCTCGCTGAAATTGGGACCGCTACGGGGCCTGTTGTGGCTCCGAAATTCCCTGTCGCGGAGATGCGCAACGCTGCACTACTAGCCGGCCCTGTCCGGATCAAGATGCTAGTGGGGCGCGGTGAGACTCCGGGATCGGCGCACGCTAAGGCGTTCACGAAGTTCTCCGGCATCGCCCGCCGTCAGGTTCTCGATGGTGGCCGCAAGATGGTTGACGCAACGACCGGCGCGGATTCACGCGCTGTCGGTTGGCGCCGCGTCACTGACGGAAACCCGTGCACGTTCTGCGCCATGCTCGCCAGTCGCGGGCCGGTCTACAGCGCTAGGACTGCGCAAGGTGACGTGATGCGCCCACTACGCGAGGGCGGCTCTGGACTCCGCTACCACGGTCACTGCGGCTGCACAGCGGAGATTGTCTACGGCGAGTGGGAGCCCAACGACTCGGAGCGCCTCTACCAAGAGGAATACGAGAAGGCGGCGAAACAGGCCGAAGCGGAAGGCCAGCAGCGCACCGAGAAAACGGTCCTCTGGCGGATGCGCGAAAACGGCGTGTTCCGCGACTCTCCCCTAACCCGCAACAAGTAAGTTTCCGGCGCCATAAAGGCGTCGGGTAGATAGCTGCCCCGGTGGCGGCACCAACACGGCCCCAGGAGGGCACATGTCAGAGCAGGAACTTGAAGCCCCCGACGTCGAAACCGAAGAAGTAGAGGCCCCGGAGGCTGACACCGAACCGGACGAAACCGAGGACGAAGAGGGTTTCGACGCAGAGAAGGCCCGCGAGAAGATCCGCAAGATCAACTCAGAGGCCCGCAAACTCCGCGAACGCACCAAGGCTGCCGAGGAAAAGGCTAAGGGCTCCGAAGAGAAGGACTCACGGCTGACCGCTCTGGAAGCGGAAAACCTGCGCCTTCGTGTCGGCGTCAAACACGGCCTGCCTGAGGCGCTTATCAAGCGGCTCTCCGGCACCACTGAGGAGGAAATCCTCAAGGACGCCGAGGAACTCATGGAGCTGTTTGGTTCCAAGAAGCCACCGACGAACCGCCCCAAGGAATCACTCCGCGGTGGTACGGACCCGACTGAATCCGCGGACGAGTTGGGCGATCTGGACAAGTTCGCCGAGAAGATGTTCCGCAACTAACGCACTGCCACGGTGGTGCAAACCAATCCCTAACCTTCAAGGAGGCCCATCGTGGCTATCACTCTTTACACCCCCGAGCAGGCAGCTCGCGCTACCCTCGCTTCCCTCCGCTGGCTGACCGCCCTGCCGCGCACCGTGCGTCAGGACTTCTCTGCCGAGTTCGTTGCCGGCCGCGGTCAGACCGTCAACGTTCTGGGTCCTATCAGCGCAGGCGAGGCCAAGGTTTACACCCCAGCCAACCGAACCGCCCGTGATGCAATCCAGTTCAACGACATCACGCAGACCTGGTTCCCAGTGACTCTGGAAAACCAGCTCTACAACGCTGTCCGCCTGCCTGATGACTTCGCCACTTTCACCCTGACGGACCTCACCCGCCAGGTCCTGAAGCCGCAGGCTGAGTCTGTCGTGGATGAGCTGGCCGCCCCGCTGATCGCGGAAATGGTTGCCATCGCAACTGACGCCTCGATCCCCGCAGTTGCCGTGGACGGCTCTAACGTCATCGCCGTGCTGATCGCTGCACGCCGTGTCCTGAACCAGCGCCACATCCCCACCGATGGCCGCACGTTCGCCGTTGGTGCTGACATTGAGGCCGCGATCCTGTCGCTGCCGCAGCTCCAGAAGGTCAACGAGTCGGGCACGTCCGAGGTTCTGCGTAACGCTGTCATCGGCCGTCTGTTCGGCTTTACCATCGTTGCCGATCCGGCGCTCCCGGATGACTTCGGTATCGCGTACCACAAGGACGCTTTCGCCCACGTCACCCGCCCGTCGCGCCAGCCCGAGGGCGCCGCCAAGTCGGCGACCGTCGCGCAGGATGGTTTCGCGCTCCGCTGGATCCAGCACTACAACCCGCTGCAGCTTGAGGATCAGTCCGTTGTGGACACCTTCTATGGTGCCGCAACACTGGACGCCAACCGCGCCGTGTCCGTCACCCTCGCAGCAGGCGTTTAGTGGCTGCCCCGGTCACACTGGCCGGGGTCACTGAACTAGCCGATTGGCTGGGTGAACCTATCGTCGCCGGTTCGGCTGACGAGCGGCGTGCCCAGCTATGCCTTCGCATCGCGTCTGCCCTGGTCCGAAAGGAAGCAGGGCAGACGTGGGCGGATGACCTCGGCAACGTGATTGACCCCGTCCCTGACGATGCGGTTATGGTCACGCTTTACTGCGCTTCCCGCGTCTACGACAACCGGAACGCGCAGACGATGGGCGCTATCGACGACTCCCGCGAAGGCTGGAAAGTTGACGAGGCCGGCGCCTACCTGACCGAGTCTGAGAAGCGGATGCTGTCTCAGTTCAAGGCGTCCTCTTGGCGCGGCCTTGGGGTTGTGGCGACTACCCGTGAGGATAGCGTCCCGGCTTCCAATGGCTGGGTTCCGACGCCGACGCCCGGAGTTGAATTTCCCTGGTATTAGGAGGCTCCGATGCGTGCTGAGGTTCTACTGAAGCGCAGGCGTAAAGCCGCCGAGTCCCTAATGATCGACGAGTGCATAATCACGCGCCCCGGTGAGCCGGTGACGGATCCTGATACGGGCGCCGTGACCAACGAGCCGGTGACGGTCTATGAGGGTAAGTGCAAGGTCCAGTCGAAGGACTCGGCTATATCTTCCCCCGAGGCTGGCGGCGCAACGTTCACTGTTGTTTCGCGGCAGGTGCACATCCCGGTCAATGCTGCGGACGTGCGGAACGATGACGTGGTGACAATCACGGCGTCACTGTTGAACTCATTCACGGTCGGCAAGGTCTACAGGGTGGATGGGTTTGAGCCTGACAGCTTCGACACTGCCGCCCGATTGCCGGTGAAGATCCTATGAGCGCGGATACTTCCGACCTTGACGGGCTCGCTCGTGACCTACGCAAGATTCCCGCACTAATGGTCCCGAAGATGCGCGGCGTTGTGGCTAAGTCCGCGATCAACACCAAGAAGATCATGCAGAAGGATGCGCGGAAGTCGCGGCACTTCAAGCAGTTGGCTCGGACGATCTCCTACGACTTGCGGGTCATGGAGTTCTTTGGTGACGGCGTGATTGAGGCGGAAATCGGGCCTAGCAACTCTGGCGGCTTCGGCGGTGCTGACGGCGGCGGCTCCAATAACGGAGGTTCCGCTGCTTCCCTCGCAGGCATCGCGTATTTCGGTACGTCGAAGCCTGGCGGCGGCACTGTTCGTAACCCTGAGGACGCGATGTTGGAAGAGGCTCCGAACTTCTACGAGTACGCATTCAAGGCGACGGAGGGGCTGCTGTGATCCGGGAGCACTACGACGCCGTCAAGGCACTGGTGCGACCCGGGACCCAGGTTTACATGTGGACCGTACCGGATGCGCCCAAATATCCGTACGTGTGTATCTGGGGCGACCTCGGCAATGAGTCGAGCGGCGGCCCGGATGGCGACTCTCTGGAGGATGTGCCTGATGTCCTGGATTTGCGGATCCGGGCGACATACGCAGGTCTGACTGGGGATTCTGTGCTGATCGCATGCCGGAATACTCGGGCGGATCTGAACCGTAAAACTCCTACCGTGACCGGCTGGCGCACTAACCCTCTCCGGCAATCAACCCTCATGGACGTCCAAGTTGACCGCGACGTGACCATACCAGGCAGCGGCACTCACCCATTGTTCGCGGTGGATGAGTTCGCGCTGACATCCGAACGAACCTGAAAGGAAGCCCGATGACTGAGTTCATTGATGCCTACTCCAAGACGACCGGGGCTAAGCAGACGGTGCCTGCCGCATGGCTGGACCGCAAGGACGCCCCGTTCAACGATCTCACAAAGACTCCCAGCCAGAAGGCGCGGGAAGCGGCTAAGGCCGAAACCACCAAGCCGGCCTCGCCGGAAACGAAGGAGGCCTAAATGGCTCGCGTGCTTGCCGATGGCAAAACGAAATTTACGATCCTGACCACTGCCCCGGCTAACCCGGCCGCCCCTACGGCGACCGAGTTGAACGCCGGCATCGACCTGTCGTGCGACATCCTGTCAAGCGACTTCACCTGGGGCGCCACGGATTCCGACCGTGTCGCCGAGAAGGCCCTCTGCGATGAGGGCAACGCCAACGCGATCGGCGCAAGCAACTACGCGGCAGGGCTGACCCTGTGGCGGAAGTTCCTCACGGCCGGCGGGTTCGATGACGCCAACGAAACCGGTTGGGCTGCGCTGAAGGAAAAGGGCGCGACCCTTTACGGTTACGCCCGGCAGATGGACAAGGAAGCGACGGCTGTTTGGGCTGCCGCTGACGAGATTTATCTCGGTGCTGAGTTCATCACGGACACCCCGCAGCGCACTGACGGCAGCGGATTTATCAAGTATAGGGTGGGCGCAGAGGTCCAGCGCGGCTTCCCGTTCATCGAGGTTGCCGCGGGCGCATAACCCCCCTTCTACTGGCTGGCCCCTGTGATTTCAGGCTCCGGGGGCCAGCCGCACCACCTTTCCCGAGCCTGATCCCATATTCAAAGGAGCCTGAAGCCCTATGAGCACCCCCCAAGATTTTGATTTTGATGCCTGGCTGGATGATGCGGAACGGCCGGCGCATTCGGTAACGGTTTATCAGAAGGCGGGCCTGATCGCTGACCTTGACCGTTTGGCTGAGCAGATCGGCAACGAGGATGAGGAAGAGGTTGACGGCCCGAGCATGGGCGGCGGTAGTCTCCGCGCCCAGTACGCAAAGCTCGCCCAGCAGTTCCACGATTCGGCGCTGACGTTCCGGGTGCAGGGTCACGATGAGGCCGAGAAGCGGAAGATCGCTGACGACAACCCCGGCCTGACCCCGACCGAACTTGGTTACATCGTCATTGCCGATGCGATCACTTCCCCGAAGATCACAGCCGCGCAGCTCAAGCGTCTCGCGGGCAAGATCGGCGAGGCGCAGTTCAGCCAGATCCCCGTCGCATACCACCAGGCGTCCACTGAGATCCCTGTTGTGAGCGCCGATTTTTTGCCGAAGCGCTCTACTCCGGACGATGGTGGCGAGTAGTTGCGGCGCTAAAGACGGCCGAACGGTTCCAACGCCCGCCATCGGCATACCTTGGACCGTTGCCTGAGTCGAAGGATCGGCTACTGGAGTTCGCTTACACGCTCTACGTCGAAGGCATGTGTGATTGTGGGCGGCCGAAGTTTGAGTGCCGCAACGACGCCAACGCGGGCCTGTACGAGGCCGCGGACGTTACCTGCCACGCTCAAGCCGCCGTCGAGGAACGCACCGGGCAGAAGGACTTCAAGCCCGATCCGGGCCAAAGGTTCTACGCGACAGAGATAGACGAGGAACTAATCACCCGCAGGACGTTTGGCGAGAATGTAGGACGCGCCGAACAGTAGGCCGCCGACGATCACCATTCCCCACGAGAGCGGCGCGCCTGACCGGCCTGACATAAAGGACGGTAGCAGTAGGAACGCCCCGAGTAGGCCGATTATGGCGCCCGTGATCTTGAGCATCCATGCGTAGTCACGCTTCTTGCGTGTATCCCCCGAAGTAGTCATGCCCGCGAGTGTACGGCATCCCAGCAAAATTAAACAGTGGAGGTATCGTGGCTGATCGCCGTGTCAAGGTCATATTCAGCGCGGAAATCCAGGGCTTCAAGCAGGCGATGGCCGAGGCTGCGGCTGCCACGAAGAAAACTCAGAAGGCGGCGGAAGAGTCCTCGACTGCGGCGGACACGTACCTTGGCAAGCTGGTTCAGTCTGCGAACAAGAACCGCGAGGCGTGGGACACCGCTGGAACTACGATGCTGGGGTTCGGTACGGCCGCTGTCGGTGGGCTCGCCCTCGCTGGCAAGGCTGCGATGGATTGGGAGTCTGCGTGGGCTGGCGTCACTAAGACGGTTGACGGTTCGCCGGCTCAGATGGATGAGCTTGAAGCATCCTTGCGTGGGCTGGCTAAGACTCTCCCATCAACTCATGAGGAAATCGCGGCGGTTGCTGAGGCGGCGGGCCAACTCGGTGTGAAGCGCGAGGATGTCGTCGGGTTCACAAAGACGATGATCGACCTTGGCGAGACGACGAACCTTTCCGCCGATGAGGCTGCAACGGCTATCGCTCAGATCAGCAACGTTATGGGCACGATGGAGCGCGACGGGTCTAAGGGTGTGGAGCGTTTCGGCGCTACCCTTGTTGCCCTTGGTAACGCGGGCGCTTCGACTGAGGCTGAGATCCTGAGTATGGCTAAGCGGATCGCGGGCGCGGCTAAGCTTGTCGGCGCTTCCGAGTCTGACGTACTGGCTCTGTCGAACGCTATGGCTTCCGTGGGTATCGAGGCGGAACTCGGTGGCGGCGTTATTTCCCGAGTCATGCAGCGCATGTACGGGGATGTGAAAGCGGGCGGCGAGGGCTTGGATAACCTGGCGAAGGTTGCTGGTGTTTCGTCTAAGGAGTTCGCAACCGCTTTCGAGACTGACCCGGTGCGCGCTGTTGACGCTGTTGTGAAGGGCCTGAATAACGTCAAGGCTTCGGGTGGCGACGTCATTTCAACGATGTCCGATCTTGGCATCAAGGGCACGGAAGAGACCGGTGTTATCCTGCGTCTTGCGGGCGCCGGGGATCTGCTGACGGACTCTCTGAAGCTGGGCGACTCGGCGTGGCAGTCAAACTCGGCACTGGCCGAGGAGGCCGCTAAGCGGTACGAGACGACCGAATCCAAGGTCAAGGTTGCTTGGAATAACATCAAGGACGCAGCTATCGAGGCGGGCGCTGTACTGCTCCCGATCATCGCGGGCGTGGCTGAGGGTGCGGCGGGTATCGCTCAGGTGTTCGGGTCCATCCCGGCCCCGGTGCAGGGCGCGCTAACCGTCCTCGGCGGCGTGGCTGGTGTTGCGGCTCTTGGTGCGGGCGCGTTCCTCACGCTGACGCCTAAGATTCTTGATTCGATGCAGGCGTTTGACAAGCTTGCCCCGGCCGGCGGCAGGGCTCGCGGCGCCATCCTTGGCGTGAGCAAGGCAGCGGGTACGGCGACCGCGGCAATTATCGGCTTCGAGGTCATCAAGGGTCTGCATAACTCAATGCAGGCGCCCACGGCATCACTGGAGAAGTTCACCCAGGCTCTTGTTGGCGTCGGCCAGAATAAGGATGCGCTCGACGGGATCTTCAAGGATATCGGCGCCAAGGAATTTAGCGGGGAAATCTCGACCGCTGGCGACGCGATAAGCAAGCTCGTGAATCAGGACTTCAGTAGCGCGGTCGAGTCGTTCGGCGCATCGGTTCTCGGCATTGATAACGGCATGTCGAAGCTCGCTGACGGCGTCACTAAGGCGGATCAGGCCATTGCGTCGGCTGTCAGTTCCGGCGACATGGACCTCGCGGCTAAGGGCTTCAAGTCCATCGCTGACGCGGCCAAGGAAAAGGGTGTCTCGCTAGAAGAGACCTCTAAGAAGTTCCCGGAATACCTGGACTCGCTGCGGAAG